TATGGAAATATTCTTTTGCTTCTCCCATTGTCAAACCCTCAACATTTTCTCCAATAATAACTTTTGGTTTAATTTCATTTGCCACTCTTAAAAATTCAAAAAATAAATCTTCAACGTTTTCTACACCCTTAATATCTGAATATTGTTTTGTTTTACCAAACGCAGCTGCATGAGTTCTACCTGCACCATGAGATACTGAACCTGCCATACTGAACGCCGAACACGGAGGAGAACCATCTAGTAAATCTAGTTCACCTGGTTTCATATTAATTTTTTCTAAAAAATCTTTGCCAGTTAGTTTTTTAATATCATCAGGAATAATAATAGTATCTGGATAGTTTTCTTTATAAGTTTTTTGAGCTTCTTCTACAAATTCATTTACTGCTAGTATCTTTCCACCAGCTAATCTGTAACCAGTTGATGAACCACCACCACCAGCAAAAGTTGATAGCACATTGAATAGTGATCTTTTCTCACTATCTAAAGTATCTTGTAACGTGTATCTTTTATAATTGTTCATTGTCCCACATTTTAAATAATATTATGATAAAAACATATATTAATATAACACATAATACAGATAAAGTCAAGTCTAAAATCAAACTTCATTCCCCCAACTTGTCCAGCCTTCTCGTTTTCTACGAGCAAATAGTTCAATATAAGGTCCTGGTAACATCTTTTCAATGTGGTCATATACTATATCTGGTTTTCTACTGTGTTCTCGTCTTTGTTCCACAACTAATTGTGGTATACTCTTATTTAGCCTTTTAGGTTTCCCACGAGTTGCTAATAAACACATTTCTGGATTACCTCTGGTCCAATAACCAAGACCTGTAAAGAAACCCATTTTAATTCGATTCGTTTTTGCCCAAGTAAAACCTACTGTCTTGTATTTGAAACCCCACGCATTGATTACCTCAAATGCTTTGTCTAGTAAAGGGTCAACTACCCACATTAAAAGGACTGCATCGTCCTTAGCAAGGTCACCAACAGGTAACCGAATAATGTCAGACAAAGACATGCAACTATAATGTCTTTCTGGGCTTTTCTCTTTTCCTTTGTCACTAAACGTTTTAAATGTCCAAGGCGGATCCGCATATATTACTCCATGTTTTTTTGTTGTATTAAAATCCATAAGTTAAAAAAAAGTATCTTATTAGTATTACTATTAATAAAAATCTAGGTATAGACCAATTGGTTTTCATTGCAAGTAAATTACCTGTGGCAAAACCCCAATGTGCGCAGATAATTGATATGAAAAAACTAGACAAAGAAGTCCTCCAGACTAGCTGTCTTTTCATATGTCCAACCAATAGAGTTAAGTATAAAACTCATAGGGTCTAAAAATGTTTTTTGAAACATAATGTCATAATCAATATATTCTTGTAATGTAAATTCACTAGGTAGTTTTGTTACATAACTTATAACATCAAACTTAAATGGATTAGCTTCTTTTAGTTTTAGAAACTTGATCTTATCACCTTCTTGTATTAATGGATACTTTCTATGTAATTTAAATCGTTTTAGATTTTCATTATATATCAAAGCACCTTTAACATGAATAGGTGTACCTTTAATGAATATATTACTACTATGTTTATATTTTTTTAAATTATTACAAGACCTAGGAAAGGATATTTGTTCAGCTGTCATTTGATAAAACTCTTTTTTAAATTCAGCAACAAATGCTTGTAGTTCATCTTCACCTTTAGTCATTATAAGTTTGATAGCTTCTTTAATCTTTCCTCTACAAACTTCTGGTGTAGATGACTTAACAGCTTCAATACCCATAATCTTTAGTTTAGGTTCTTCAAACGTAATACCTTCTTCGTCTAATACGTTTAACATATATCTTTTTTTCGCAGTCCATATACCTTTGTCAGCTATTACTTCTCTTTTCATAACCATTTTTTGTTTAATGGCATTTGTGTACTCAGCAAGTTCTTCAAACTTCTTATCAATAAACGGTTCAATTCTACTTTCAACAACCTTATTTAAAAACTTTAATGTTTCAGATTTTGATTTGTCTTTACATACTTTTTCAACAAGTTTATCTAAACACAAGTATATTGAATCTGTATCTGACGCAACAATGTAATCAACCTTTTCTTCTGTCTTTAAAATAGTATTCATGTATTCATTTACATTCTTTTCAATCCAACGAATTACAAATTGACCAGCAGATGTAATTGCTGTTGCTTGTCTTACATCATAGTATCTAAAGTACTGATTACCAATTGCACCATAGGCAGAGTTTAACGCAATCTTTTTTGCCCATTGAATATTATGACAACGAGAGATTTCTTTTAATAAACTTTTATCTTTTGTTTTTTGATACTCTTGTTTTGCCTGAAAAGATAATGTTTTAAATTTAACTCTATCGTTATACATACTTTCCATAAGTTTTGGTAAGAACCCTGGACTATCTATTTTAAACATTGCTCCATTTGGTGTAATACAAGCGCCTTCAGCTTTTAGATGATCTAATGGTGTCGCATGATCTAATAATCTATCTACTGAAATGCCGTCTGATTTTACACCAATGATTTTTTCTGGTGAGATATTATACTGCATAATTAAATGTGGATATAGTGAGTTTATATCAAATGAAACTATCCAGTTATGCATACCTGTAATAGGATCCTTAACGTAAGCACCTTCGTACTTATCATCTTTAGTGTAATTCTCTCTTGGTGGTATTTGAATATTATCTTTTTTTAAATAATTATAAATTAACATATCCCACATTCTTACTTGTGAAAATACATCAGCATAATTAACCTTAGCTTCATACGCCATTGTTAGGACTAGTTCAATAAGTTTTAGTTTATCTTCTAGTCTATCTACAATTTCCACATCTTTAATGTTATAATCAATAAACGATTGATAGTCTTTTTTATACCAATCACTAAAAGTATCGTAAGGGTTTTCATCTTTTTGTAAACCTAATTCTACTTTACCAATATAATCAAGCTTATAACTTTCTTGTTTTGTTGGAATAAACTTTTGATATAAGTCCAAGTAATCTAACATGGCAATACCAAAGATGTTATAATGAGTTTGTGGTCTTCCTCGTAATACAACTGTTTCTTTTTCAACTAAATTCCAAGGTGAAAACTTTTTAAGTACCTTCTCATCTACAAGATTTTTAATACGATTGAATAGATAGGGTATGTCAAAAAACTTTGTATTCCAACCTGTAATAACATCAGGATAGTTTTTAGTCCAAAACTTCATAAACTCCATGATTAAAGACTTTTCAGACTTACACTTTATGTATGTTACGTCTGATCTATCTGTTTTAAAATCACCCGTACCCCAAGTTATAATTTGTTTATTAGATTGATTTTTAACTGTGATTGCTAGTAGTTCTTCTATTGCGTTTTCTATATCGGGAAATCCATTTTCAGCTGTACATTCTATATCAACTGTAAATATTTTAATAAGGTCTTTATCAAACTTCATTGTTTCTGGATACTCGTCTGCAATGTATTGATATTGATACCTGTCCATTCCAAACAATGGAGAGCTACCTGTATTATAAGTCTTTTTAAATTCTCTTGCTTTTGATATACTATCAAACTTAATTGGTTTTAAATTTTCGTTTTGTAAAGTTTTAAATCCAGTGTCGTCTTGTGTTTTTGCATATAGAGTTGGACTATAATCTATTTTATTTTTGTATTCCTTTCCCTCGTGTATGCCACGAATTAAAAGTTTACCTCTATGTTCAATAACGTTTTTATAAAAGTTCATAATTTAATTATAAGTTTAATTCCAGTTTCGCAGCTTCCGACATCATATCTTGATTCCAAATTGGTTCAAATACTAAATCAAGATCAACTTTTTCAATACCTTCGACTTGCATAGCAATATCTTTAACCTCTTGTGGTAAGCTTTCAGCAACGGGACAATTTGGGGAAGTTAGTGTCATAACAATTTTTACAGTATTCTCTACAACTTTAACCTCATAAATTAAACCTAATTCATAAATATTAACCGGTATCTCCGGATCATAAATTTTACTAATTTCAGTTATTACTTGTTCTCTTAAATCCATAATTTACTTATAGTTTATGGTTATCTAAAAGATGGACAACCATTCCATCATGTTTTTTTTCTAGTGAAATTTGACAAGCTAATCTACTTCGCATTCTATCATAATTTTTTTCATATGTAATTAATTCAGTTTCTGCAGAATTTAAATCCATACCACCTACTATATTTGTCCATTGTTGATCTATCAAAACATGACAAGTAGCACAGGCACAACAACCACCACAATCGGCAGGTATCTCATCAATGGCTTTATTAGAGAAATCTCTAGCGGCTTCCATCAACGTCATGCCTTCGTTTACTTGGACAGGAATAACTTCCTGACCTCTCATAAAGTTAACAGTTATCACTACAGTTTTGGTATTGAGTTTTCTGTAATTAGTCCTGGTGTTGTTTTGATAATTCTACTTGTATTTGACTCATATGATTTTACAAGATCATCTTTTGGTTCTGTAGTAAAAACAATTTTATCTTTACTTATTGTGATAGTATCTTTTTTACCAAAAGCATTATACAATGACATCATCAATTGTATAGGTTGTCCTGGTGCTGATTGTTGGGGTATGATAACAAATGGTTTGTGTAAACTTACACCATCGTCATTTTCTCCTACTTTAGCGATTACATCTTCGCCAGTAGATAGTCTTAATAGTTTCACATCTTGCATAATATTCTCCTTAGTTGTTTATATTATAACACAAATTGACTTGTTTGTCAATGTTATTCTTTCTCAAAGCCAACTTTGTCTTCTTTTCCTTCTTTGTCAACTGGTCTTAATCTCTTACTTAATGCAAATGTTCTATTAGGGTTGACACTAACATTCATAAGTCGCATTAAATCTCTATTAATTAATAGGTCCGAGCCTGATCTTGGTCTTGCATCTAACCCTACTTCTATATCTTTATATGTAAATCCATTAAACGAAATGTCTATTAATATCGTTGGTCTTTTTTCTGATGGCTCTTCACCGTCAGCATTTGCTCTAAAAACTTTACTAATTCCATGTCTAGGTTTAGAATATGTTTTACCATCGTATTTCCATTTAATAATTTTACCTTCTTCTAAAATTTTATCAGCATGTAACGCACAAGCCTTTGAACCATTACCCGAATCAAATTTTGCTCGTACTTTTCCCACATCAGTTAGATCAACAGTTTCTAACCAACCACATTCACTTGAAGCTTGTCTATCCCAATGACTTCTTTTAGAAACCCAATCTATGATATTGTACATTAGATTTTCACCATTAATTGATCCTGATGGTTTAGGATCAGCATAATAATCAATATATTGATAACCTTCGTATTCAGCTCCAGATCCTGGACTACCATTGATTTCTAATATATAAGGTTTTCCTTTATATACAATATGGTCAACTCCCACAAGATAAGCCTTTGAAGCTCTACTTGCTTTTAAAATAATTTCTTGTTCTTCTTCGCTTAATTTGTATGGTTTTGGTACAGCGCCTCTATGCGTATTTGATCTGAACTCATCTTCTGCATGTACTCTATTTGTTGAGGCAAAAATTTTATTATCCACTACAAGTGTTCTAACATCACCATCTGCTGGCATGTATTCTTGTAGTAATAATTCAGCGTCATGCTTCCATAATGCTTGAATAGTTGATGTTAGAGAATCTAAACTACCAATTTTAATAACACCAATACCTTGTGTACCCGTTAATGTTTTTAATATAATAGGAAATTTACCACCAACAAGTTTAAGAGCATCTTCTATATTTTTTTCGTTAGAAACAAATGATGTTCTAGGTGTAGGTATACCAAACTTCTCAAACAATAAAGCTGATGTCAATTTATTATCACAAGTCAACATAGCTGATCTTGTGTTTAACATAAATGCTTGTGAATTTTGAAATGCTGATATTAAAGATAGTCCTGCTTCATCTTCAACTGAACCAGCTCGTGTCATACAAACTGTATCTTTACCTACAAAAGTGTGTTCGGAATCTTTACCATCATAATTGTAAACTGTTAGAGTATTTTTTTCTTCGTCTTTACCTGTGATGATTGCGTGTTTTGTATTAATGATAACACATTTAAAGCCTTTTTTTTCACAAGCTTTTTCGATTAGTCCTACCGTTAGTTCTTTTTTTGAAACACTACCAGATTTTTGTTTTTTAACTTTAGGACTAGCTTTCGTAAGGATAGCAACCGTAATAGGTTTATCTTTACGCTCTTTGTTTTGTTCGGTTATATATTCTCTAAACTTTGGAACTTGCATTTAACTCTCATCACTACTTTCAGTTTTTGGTTCAATCTTTTTTCCAATATTATATTTTGCTGATAAAATCCATTCCTTTTTTTCTTTAAAAGGTAACACTTTGATTTGACTTAATGGTGCTTTATTTTCTAGGACTGTTTGGTTTTTGTCAACAATTTCAATCAACTTCCAATCCTGTAAAAGAATTGATATTGTATTTCTTCTTTGAATATCATTTTCTGACAAGGTTGCAGTCTTACCATCTAACGCAAATAACTCTTTAAAGTGTGTTATAAAATATTTACCTTGCTTGTGTAATATATGACAAGATTGATATAATGTTTTATCTTTTCTACTAGCGACACCAATACGTGTCAATGTTTCTCTAATTTTTAGGAAGTCGTCTGGCTGTTTGATTGTAACTTCAAGCATACTATCAGGCGTCCAATGTACAATATTTTCACTCATTTAGTTCTCCCGCCCTTGGATAAGGACCTTTTAATTTGTTCAATTTGTTGTTCGCTTAGTATATTGAGTGCATGTTTAGCCTTCTCATTACTATATCCATAATACTCTTTTACATACTCTAAATTATTCAATTTAGTTTGTGATAACCATTTACCACCAAATCGCTTACTTTTTCTAATACTATTTATGTAAAAATGGAACTGTACCTTTTTGTCTAGGAAGTGATACCCATTCATCTCATTCGCTTGTGCGATACAATCATAAAACATAGATAAACACTTATTTATAACAAAGGGTGGGTATTTCTTCTCCCAGGTAGAGTCCTCTGTATCTAGCAGATTTTCTTTAGTGAAATTTAGTGCGTTAAGGTAATCTCGTAACTCATACATAATATAAACTTACTACTATTTTCTTTTATTGTGTCTACCCATATACCATTCGCCTGGTTCATAATCCCAACGTTTGCCATGATGGCCTCTGATATCTGCGTACCACATTCTTAATTTAACTATTACTTTTCTAAAAATTGTTCTTTTCGCCATTCTATTCTCTTATTTAAACTTGCATCCAGCCATAATTTCTGTCAAACAAGCAACCATATTTATCTCTTGGTCAGCAACAAACGCAGATTTATATTGGTATCCGGCAAGAATTAATATTGATTGAGGAACTGACTTACTATCTAAACTTGTGTAAAGAGTTTCATATAATGTCTTAAACAATGAAGATGGTTCTTTATCAAGGTTTTGTACTACCCATTTTCTCATATCATTAAATCTTTTCTCTTTTAATGTCCTAATGAGTTCTTTAGTATTCGCCTCTGATAGATTGAATAATATACCACTATCTATCTTACCTCGTACAGAATACCGCTGTAGCTCGTTGATAGTACGTCTAAAGTCCGGATAATACTTCTGTATAAGTTCTGCTAGTACTCTCTTATCAAACTCTATATTTTCGTCTTTTAAAACATCTTCCATACGTTTCATAAAAGACATAGCAGTCTTTTTTACTTGACCATTTGTAATCTTAAAATCAATAACAGTACATCTACTATGAAGTGCTGGTATGATCTTATTCTTATAATTACAAGTAAAGATAAATCTACAATTCTTATAAAAAGTTTCTATAAAATTTCTTAAAGCTGGTTGAACACTCTCAGCATTCATATAATCAGCCTCGTCAATTATAATAACTTTATGATTTGCGTCTTCGGTTAAGGAAACTGTGGAAGCAAAGTTTTTAATTTTACTTCTTACAGTATCTATTTGTCTACCCTCGTCTGAACCATTTATGACAATATAGTCACAACCTAGTTCTTCACATAGTGCTTTAGCAACAGTTGTTTTACCTGTTCCAGCACTACCGGATAATAATAGATTTGGTATTTCTTTTTGTTTTAGAAATTGAGTAAATGTATCTTTTAATTCTTCGGTAAGAATACACTCCTCAATACGCTTTGGTCTATACGCTTCTGTCCAAAGGAAGTCTTTTGTTTTTTCCACTTATCACCTCTTTCATTATATAATATTCAGTTTTACCAAGTTTTCTTTTTGCTTCCGCAATAGATTTATACTTGATTCCTTTAATAGTAATAGGTCTAGCATTTGGTGGTGTTCTTCCGAACATACCGTTCTTTTCTCCTTTCCTTTAATCTTTTCCCTCAATACTAGTCCCTTTGAAAGGATCATTTTCTGTATCTCTTTTATCTTCATTAAATTTATCTTGTATTTTTGAATCAACATAAGGAGTCTCAATCTCAATCTCTGCTACATCTTCGTATGTTACCTTAATGTCTGATAGTCCTTCTCTTAAAATCTTTTCTTCCTCTATTGTATAAGGCCTCTTTTGTTTTATATCCATAAGACAATAATTCTCTAAAACTCTGAATCAGGTTCTAATGCTATCCAATATTGTAAGGGTTTATTTCTGTTTACAAAGTGACTTATCTTTGCTTTAGAAATCGCTACGTCATAGTCATCAACTAATTGTTTAAAGTTTTCTGTTCTATAAAACGCAGTAAACTTCTTATCAGATTCACCTACATCAATAGAATATTCATTTGAAGTAGTATTCTTTTTGTCAGTTGCAACCATTTTAACTACTGAACCATCACCTATAACAGCAACATCAGGTAGATTTAATGTAGTCGCACCTTTCATTATTTTTGTAAAGTCATCTTTTTTTAAAGTAAACGTCACGTGCTTATCTGGCATTGTGATACCTTTACTTGGAGATACTACAACAGATTTGTCAGCAAAGAAATATTTGATTGCTTGTTTAGTATTACTCTCAGCGATATTAACATAAGCTCCACCGTTAAAGTTAAGGTCTGGCTTAGCAAATAACTCAACTGATCTTAAAAATTCAGGTAAGTCATATATCGCAAATTCACTTTCAAACTTTTCTGATACTTCAGCTTCTGCTAAAATATTTTTCATTGTAGAAATAGTTTGTACTTTACTTCCAGGTTTAATCAATAAGTTTTGATTAATGTCTGAAAAGTTTTTTAACACAGATATTGTGTCACTTGATAGGTTCATGTTTTCACTCCATTTTCATAATTTAATTTATACATTCATTATATACTGAAAAGACGCTCATGTCAAGTGTGAGCGCCTTCTCTATTACTTGTTATTTAATAACAATATTTTTAGCTTTCTTATGCTCTGGAATAATTCTTTCCAAAGTTACTTTAAGTAAACCATCTTTTAGTTGAGCACCTTTGATTTCAACTTCGTCAGCGATTGTAAATGTCTTCGTAAATTGCCTTTTAGCGATACCTTGGTGTAGCATCTCCTCATTTAGTTTACTATCATCTTCAAACGTTCCTACGTTGTCCTCGAACTCTTGGTCTTGTTTAGTTTTAACGGATTTAATTGTTAAGACGCTTTCCTCAAAAGTAACCGTAATATCTTTTTTAGAGTACCCAGCCAGAGCCAACTCAATATCATAAGTGTATTGACCTGTCTTTACAATGTTGTATGGTGGATAGTTTGGTACGGTAGTTGCTCTAGCATTGTGTTCAAACATTCTTTCAAAATGATCGAATACGCTATCGAATCCTACTGTTACCGGTCTTAATTGGTTGAATATACTTAGTGCTTCGTGTGTCATAAAAACCTCCTAGTTTAAGCAAAGTTATTTCTTTTAAAATGTACACCCATTAAGGCATGTACATAGTTATTTATATAAGTATTATTTTTTAAAATTCAAGTGGTAGTTTATTTTTAGGTGTAAACTACCAAATCACCACTTGCGACACCGATAAATTATCGGGCTCTTTACGCCATTAGGGTCTTATGAACGGCCCTAACCATAATATATATACTTCAATTACGGCGTAAAATTCTATTTAATTATATACCTAAATGCTGTTTTAATTTTTTTTGTGTTTTTTTATAGTTAGCAATACCTTCTTTTTTCTTACGTCTTTTTTTCTCTGACGGTTTCTCATAGACAGAGTTTAGTCTATAATCTTTGATACCACCTTCTTTCATAACTTTCTTTTTTAGAACTCTTAATGCTTGTTCTAAATTGCCATTTCTAACATCAATCTTAATACTCAATTTATTTTACCTCCTTTCTCTAATAACTTATTTAAATGATTTCTCATATCTATTATTTCTATTTTTGTAATATCTTCTTGTATAACTTTAGGTAAGTCATAAAATACTGGAGTTTTATTATGTAAAAACTTTTCTGTATCATAACAAAACACAGATATATTAGCTTCTTTATATAGGTCTCTTGTTGTGCATTTTAAATGTGTTGTAGCAAAAGATTTTAATAATTCGTTTTCATCTTTCATTGCTTTAACACATATTGTTGCTGCTTGTAAGAGTGTATTAAATAAATCAAATGATTCTAAATATTTTTTATTAGTTTCACTGTTGAATAAGACTTTAAAATAACTTGCTGATGGTCTTAATGGGTGTTCTAACATAGAATATTTTAGTGGTAGTTCTGAAGCTTTTAGTGTTATAAACTTATAGTGTTTTTTAGAACAAACAAACTCATACAGTTGTCTCTTTCTTTTATGAATAAGTTGTAGTATTTGAGTTTTATTTAATTTATCAAATCTTAAAACTGCAGACTTGACAGAATCAAATTCATCTTCAACTAAATGTTTTGGTAGTTTGTTAATCATTATCAAAATCTTTTGGTGTTTGTTTTAAAAATATAAATTCTAACGGACTGATTTCTTTGTTATCATATTTTTTGATAAACTCTCTTAATGAATTAACTTTATTATCAATTAATTTTAATTTTGCTTTTCTAACTTTATCTATTTCTTCTTCTTTATGTTGGTCTATATAAGCAAATATTTTTACATCTGCTTCAGGATGCTCTGTTTTACAATTAACAAAATTAGTAAAAACTCTATTATCATAATCTTTTTTATCTTCAGGTTTTTTAAATTGTTGTTTAAAGTAAATCGTGTTATCATCATTTATGGTAATCTTTGATGGCGTTGATAGATCAACACTATACTCTTTATCAATTTCTTTATCTGCTAAGTCTGCGTTGTAAACGGTACAAATAGAATTATCGTTAGTTATCTTTTTTAAAATCTGAGATATAAAAAATGGTCTTTGTTCTTTTCTAACATTTTGATCTATTAGTGATTTATTAATATCATCTTCGCTAGATGTAATTAAATTATTTTGTATTTGAAATACTGTAGTGTTTATAATTTGGTCTTCGTCTCTAGGCAATCTAACAAACTCATCATCAGCAGGGTCATTTTCTTTTGACTGCCAATTTGCTAGCCAATATAGTGGTGGCTTATTCTCAAACTCAATAAATTTTATTATTGCAACTATTATCTTTTTTTTATTAGAAACTATGTGTGATTGATATTTGTGCTCGCCTGAAATCAACTCATAGTCTTCACTTACACAAGGTGGTATATTTAATTCTACATTGTATTTGTCTCTTGCTATTAGTGATTTAAATTTTGAAACTGTTTTTGGGTCTAATTTTCTACTATTTAATTTTTTATTTTCTTTAATAGATTTTATAAGGTCAATATCTATTTCTTTTGCTTCTATAAAGACTAGGCCTTTTGCAACTGGTATTTTTATTTTTATTTCTGTTTGATTCATAATGTAATAATACAGTAAAACTATTGATAAGTAAATGGTCTGTATTGACGCACTCTAAAATGTAGAATAGCGAGGGTGGCCACTACACCACCCTCAAGGACTACACTATGATGATAGGTTTTAGTAACCAGAAGAATCCTCCTCGTCACTTGACTCACTATCATTGTCCTTCATTTGTTCAGCTAGATCAGATTTCTTCTGGTCTTCCATAATGCTTTCAGCATTGGCGCCAGCGTCAACCTTCGTATATAGCTCTACAAACGAATTCTTTGTATCATCATCAAATCTATTAGTACACATTTGAATTGCTTTCATTTTGTTATCAAAGATAGCAAACGCTTGTGTGATATGTACCAGTCTTCTAGTTGAGATAATCTCATCAACACCACCATCAAAATAAGTTTTTCTGATAACATCTGCCCAAGTAGTCAACTTGTCAATAAACTTGTCATCTGTCTTACCAGCGGCTTTTAAAGTGTTGGTTAGTATCTTTTTTTCAATCTTCATTGTTGGATAAGATTGTTCAAAGGTAATTGGAAATCTTTCCAAAAACGCTTCGTTTAAAACATTAGTACCGATAAACTTACCGTCTTCGGAACCTTGACCCTTTGTATTCGCAGTAGCGATAACATTAAAGCCATCTTTTGGTTTAACGAATTTGTTAATCTTTTTAACAAAGACACCTGAACCCTCAAGGATAGGTTGTAAACACATAATCTTATTACTTGCCAAGTCAACCTCATCAAGTAAAAGAACAGCGCCTCTTTCCATCGCCTCAATTACAGGACCATTCTGCCATACAGTCTGGCCATCTTTTAATCTATAACCACCAAGTAGATCGTCTTCATCTGTCTCAATAGTAATATTAACTCTGATCAATTCTTTTTTCAACTCGGCACACGCTTGAGTTACACCCATCGTTTTACCATTACCTGAAAGACCTGTAATAAACACAGGATAAAATTGATTCGATTTAACAATTTGTTTTACATCTGGATAGTTACCAAAACTTACAAAGATTGGATCTTTTTTTGGAACTATATTACCTACCAAACTTGAAACAACATAAGCGGCTTCTGTCTTCTTATCTTCAACAGGCGCTTCCATTAACTGTTCGTTCTCGGTAGCTTTACCTTCAAGTGGCAACTTGTAAGTACCTCTGTCAACTTTGTACTTATCTGTCTTTAACCACGATGGGTTTTTTAATTTCTTTTTTGATACTAGAGAATTGATCTCAGCTCTAGTAAGAGTATCTGACTTGTAGTGTTTATACAAAACGGATACTTGTTCTTTTTGACTAGTGTTTAAGTCTATCATAGTGTTGTACTCCTTTTTTTTCATAGTTTATACATTAATTATATCAGGATTAGTTTTAATTGTCAACCCATTAAATTGCGTTGATATGTCTATCTTATTCATTACGCAACCTCCTGAATAAATTGGTTTAACAATATTCTACTAGCGATTCGCCCTTTCATTGACTTTTTAAATACTTTAGCGATACCACCACTTTTCATATTATCATTTATAGAATCTAAATTAGTATTCTCAATATTCATTTTTTTACCATTCAATAAGAAGTATTTACTGTAACCTGTTTGTGGTACTTGAGCAAATCTATTTTTAGTCATTGATGATCTTATCTTAGCTCTTTTTAATTCTTTATCAGCGTAATCTTTATAGTCACCAATGTAAGAATCCATATCCCATGTTCTTAATTTTTTAGTAACAAAGAAACCAATAGTTGATACACCATGTCTTTGTCTGATAATATCTAATAATAAACCAGTGTATTCACCATTTCTATAAAATCTATCATTGTCTTTTGATGTATAAGATTTTTTACCAACTTTAATAACTGGTGTAGAACCATGTTGAATATTAGACTTACCATCATCGCCCATAGTAGACCCGAAACACCAATTAGCGCCGCCGTCTGTAAGAGTAATCACTGACATTTTTTCAATCTTGTTTTTGTTTTTAAATATAGGTATCATTTCATTCAACGCAACAATGGCTTGATTTAATGGAGTAGAACCTAAGTAATATTCTGACGGACAATTAAAGTTATCGCCTTCCCACATATCTCTAGTACCATTACTGTATCTACCATGATATGATAATGCCATTGACCAGATATACATTAATGACTCATCTAGTTTAGTTTTTTTCATTCTGTTATTAGCGATACAAACTAAATGACATTTGTCCATAATTGCGTCACCATATTTGTAAGTAAAAACTTCGCCACCTTGTTTACTTTCTCTATTTTTATCCCAAGCTGATTCACCAATCTCACTTGTAAAGAAATAAACTTCATAAGGTATATTAACCTTTTGACAAAACCAAACTAAATTCATTAGTTGTTCTGTAGTCTGTTTAATACTATCACACATTGAACCTGACCAATCTAACATCATAATCATACCATGATTTTTAGCGTCTGGTGTAATAGTTAATCTTTTAAATATATCATCACTGAATTTGTAATCTTTTAATTTTAGAGGGTCAATAGTACCTGTCTTGTCTGTACTTGATCTCTTATAAGCAGTAGCTGCTTTTTTCATTTCAAACTCTTTAACAAGATACATTACTGTTTTCTTATTCTCGTTTTTAAAATTTTTGTATGCACCTTTTAACCAATTGTAATATATCAAGTCACTTGGATATTTTCTAGTACAATCTAATATGTGTTTTCTCATATCATTTAAAAACTTATTATTAGAAACAATCATATCGTTTAATTTAACTTTTGGTAAAGTAAAATATGAATAACTTTTTTCTTGGTCATGTAAACTTGACATTTTAGATTCCATGTTCTCATTAGTAATTGAAACTAAAACACCTGGCGCAACACCTTTACCACCACCTTCTTTTGCCTCTGAATTTACAGCAGTCTGTTCTTCACCATCTTTTTTATCTTCGCCATTGTCTTCGGCTTGTTGACTTTCACCATTCTCACTAGACTCTTCACTATTTGATTCGTCTTCGTTTTCGCTCTCATCATCATTAAGATTATAATTGTCTGAGATTAAATGTTTATCAAAGTCAGGTAATTTTTTTAACTTCTCTAAATCTTTTTTCTGCCATTCTAACATTAGTTTAGCAAGATTAACAACATCATCAAACGTTTTTAATGCGTCAACCTTACTTAACCAATTGTTATCAACAGAGGAGAAAGAAATCGGTAATCTTTTTGAAGACTTATAGAACAAGTTGATTTTATCAATCAACATTAATTCTTTGTTTAGGTCTTTACCATTAGTACCAAAGAAATTTTGTTTTTCTAATATATCAAAACCATTTAAGTAATTCTTAACAACACCTGGGTATTGTTTTTGTATAATTCTATCTATTCTACAATCTTCTAATACATTAACATATGATCTTAAAGAATCATCATGCATGATACTAGCCCAACCATCTGTTGGAGTATGTAAAGCATGAGCACATTCGTGTGCGATTAACATATCGTACACATCACCTTTTTGATTTTTGAAAACTGGTAATGTTAAAACTCTATGTTTCGTATCAAACGAAGCGGTTTTAACTTTGTTATGTTGTACTTGAATATTCTCGGTAGCGATTAACTTTGCGAGTATTGATTTTGTATCTAAATTAATTGTTTGTGTGTCCATGTAGCTAATACTATCAGGATCAGCTAAGAAGTCAACCCTTTAAATTGCGTTGGTAATACTAGGGTTTTTGGGGTATAGTGTTCTTACTTTGTTCTTTTTAACACTTTTTCGTATATATTAGACGCTAGATTCTTCATCATTAGGGGTGCAACCATTCTACCGATTCTCTCAGCTTGTTTATCAAACTTACCTTCTAGTTTAAAATCTTCTGGTAAACCCATCAATCTCTTTAATTCTGGTATAGTAAACTTACGATTTTTCGCATAATGAAAAACACCTGATACACTCATCTGTTGTCCTCTTTGTGTTAGTGTTGGACAAGGTAAATGTGGCGCTGGTCTAATCATATTAAACATTGATCTTTTAGGGTTTATATCAATAAAGTCTGGATCACTAGGTTTTCTATGTTTCTTTGGATTAAATTCTAATAGTTCAATCCACTTCTTTTGAAAGCCATTTTGTACATACTCAAATAACTCTTTCTCTTGTTCTGGGTCATTAACCACATCTTCTATCGCTTCTCTTACTCCTATGTGTTTAGGTGTAACTGGCTCTGGATATATCTCGTTTTCTAAAGTCATAAAGTTAAGACCTGCTTTTTCCATAATGTCGTGTCTTATCGCTACAAAGAAACATCTTTTTCTATCTTGTGGTGTTTCAAAATCAGCGGCACTCATTACTTTATATACAGTTTCGTAACCCATCTTATCAAATTCGTTTATAATTCTATTTCTATATTCTATTGCTTCACCCATAGTTATACCAGCAACATTTTCACCAATAACAACCTTTGGCATTATGTCTGCTGTAATTCTAGTAAATTCAAAGAATAAGTCTTCTATATTCTCTACTTTTTTACCATCTGAATATATCTTTTCTTGGTCCCAACCTTTTTCTCTTTTACCTGCGATACTAAACGCAGAACATGGTGGCGAGCCATCTAGTATATCTAACTCACCTTTCTTAATATTCGCAACTCTTAAAAAGTCTTCACCTGTAAGTTTCTTTATATCATCATCTAATATTGGAGTTTTTGGATAGTTTGCCCCATATGTTTCAATGGCTGCTTCTACAAATTCGTTTACACATAATATCTTACCACCTGCTAATCTATAACCGGTAGAAGACCCACCACCACCAGCGAAAGTAGATATAACATTAAATAACTCTTTATTAGAGTTATCTATTACATCTTTCATAAAGTATGGTTTGTATGTCATAATATAATACTATCAGGTTTGTTTTAAAATGTCAATGTTCTATGGTAAGTATCTATGGTCTTTCTTACCGGCACGTAATTTTACAGCTTTATCCATTTGTTTCTCTGCTTTTTTATATGCTCTATCTAGTTTCAACTTACTAGCATGTTCAGTAAAGTTCTTTCCAAATATATGGTCGTATTCGTGTTGAAATATCCGACTCATCATACCGTCTAAACTACCTTCTTTTAAATCACCGTTTTCATCTTCATATTTGACTACACATTTTCTAGGTCTTGTAATCATTAAGAATACAAATGGAAAAGTTAAACAACCTTCTTTCATCGCAACTTTCTCTACACCTGTTGATATAATTATAGGATTAAAACAAGCCATCTTTAAACCATTTTCTAAACCTACATGATCTCCTAATACGAACATATTGAAAGGTAATCCAACTTGATTACAAGTTAAACCTATTCCACCATACTTTTTCATAGCAGTAAACATAGAATCGCTTAACTCTTTTCTATCTTTAAACCCCTCATCTTTCAACATATCATCACTAAATGGTGCGATTGCTGATTGTACTCTTGGATCAGTTGGTGGTATTAGTTTTATTTCTTTAGCCATTTGTTAACCTCGTAAAATTATGTTCTTTTTCAAACTTGATTATATTAGTAAATTTATCAAATAATATATCTCCTTTGTGTGATATAATAAAGATGTTTTCAGTATTCATCTGTCTTACTATCTTAAAGAAGTCATCTGTTCCCTGACCATCTAAACTACTATCAAAAATTTCATCAAGAACCATTAGGTTTGTATTAGCACTATTCTTCATTTTAGCAATGGCCCGCCAAGTAAACACTAGTGCCAAATCTATTCTCATTTTCTCACCCTCACTAAAACTATTATATTCAAATACATCTCTATAACGACTCTTTACTGTTTCATTAAACTCCTCGTCTAAATTGAAGTTTATAAAGAAGTCCATAGATTGTAGATATTGATTTATAAGTGTATTCATAATAGGTAAATACTTTTTGATTATCTTTGCCTTAGCACCTTTATCTGAAAGTATTTCTCTTACAACATCAATGTATTTCTTTTCTTCTATTATCTTCTCTAATTCAATTTTTATTTTTTGTAATTCAGTTTTAAGTTGTATTATATGTTCTTCAACAGTGGTACTATCATCTTCTTTTCCTTCAAGTAACAATATTTCATTATGTAAACTATCACTAAACTTTTTCAATTCATCAATAGAGGTATTGAGTTTTGACATTTCAATGTTAGTTTCATACATCTTTTCTGATATTTTATTAAAGTCTTGTAATTGACCTTCTACTTTTGATATCTCTTTTAGTAAATCCTTCATACCATCATTCAAAGTTACAATTTTGGCTTTCTCATATGTTTGTTTTTCACTCCTAAATTCAGTTTGTATCTTTTGAGTACAAGTAGGACAGTTATCGTTTTCTTTAAAAAAATTTAAATTGGCTTCATGTGTTACTAGATTTTGTTCTATTTTAGTTTCTAGTTTTTCTAATTGTTTTAGTTTACTTTCAAACTTATTTTTATCTTTAATAGTTTCTTCTAATTTTATATAATCTGTATCTAATCTTTGTATCTTTCTTAAATATTGTTCTTTGGCATCAGTATTTTTTTCTAGTTTTTGCTTCTTAATATCCATATCGCCAAGACTTCTATTCTTTAAGTTCTCAAAATGTTTTGTTTCTAATTCATATTTTGATTCAATTAGATCACATTGATGTCTAGCTTCATTAATTTTTTTTGATAAAGCAGTTTGTTGATTCCTAGTCAATATATCCATATGAGATAAAACTCTTATATCTAAAATCTCCTCAACAACTTCTCGTCTATGTCTTGGTCTCATTTGCATAAACGGTTGGTATGATGATGAACCTAATACAGCTATTTGTTTAAATGCTCGGTAGTTTAATCTTAATATTTGATCTTCTAAAACATTTTGATAGTCTATACTTGAAGCGTCTTGATTCAATAATACACCATCACTATAAATTTCAAATATACTAGGTTTAATACCTCTTATAACTTTAAATGATTTTGTACCAATTTGAAAATCTATCTCAGCACGAGTATCTCCATTGTTAATTGTATTTACTATTTGTTCTTTTTTGATTTGTCTGAATGGTCTATTGAATAGTGCAAAACAAATAGCGTCTAATAGTGTTGATTTACCAGAACCATTAGCTCCAATCAACAAGGTCATTTGAGCTTTAGTTAAATCAATCTCAACAAAGGTATTACCTGTTGACAAAAAGTTTTTCCATTTAATTTTTTTAAATATAATCACCTCTCAATAGCCTCACTAAACAATTCTTTTATAGTTTTTTTAAGTTTTTGTTTATCTAATTTAGTATCAGCTTGTTCTACATAATTACCTAGAAAGGTTAACGTATCTTCCCCTTGGTCAAGTATATCTTCTTTTATACTTGTTGTTATATCTGTAGTTAAATCTTCTATAATATTAATTTCATGTACATTAATTGTATTATGGAATCTATCAATTAAGTTATTAAACATTTCTTCATTTGTTTTATTAGTAACAAATATTTTTACAAATGTATTTTCAAAGCTTGACAAGTCTTTTTTAGAATAGTCTTCCTCTTTATCATTGTAAATTAACTTTCTATGTATTCTAATTGGATTAGGTACTCGTAATAGTTCTCTAGTATCTGTATCAAATATATGAAACCCTTTTGGACACTTGTAGTCAGACCACGTAATTTCATATTGATTACCACAATAATATATTTGTCCATCATCTGATTTTTTATGAAAGTGTCCAGATATAACTTTTTCAAATCTTTTAAATGTTGACTTATCTAATCCTTGATTGTTGTATGTACCATTATGCATCTCAAAGCCTTTAATCTCTAAATGACCCATAGCAATTTGAGCTTTACTATTTTTTATTTGTTCTTTAGAGTGCTCTAAATTATCATCACAAATCCAAGGTATCATTAAAATATCTAAACCATCAAA